CGACATGACTCTCAAGTACATGCAGGGCGCGCTTCGCGAGGTAGTCGACCCCGCGAAGTGGGACGAGCTCGTGCAAGAGGCGTTCGTCATGGCCCAGGTCGAGATCGCGAAGAAGCAGGTCGATGCCTGACGTGATCCTCGACTCTCGCATCTTCGATGCCGCGATGGACGAGCTCGCGCAGAAGTCAAAGAAGGCGCTCTACCAGCGCGACTTCGAGGCTTGGCTCGCCGACGTGCTGCACGAGCGCATGTACCAGAAGATGGCCGAGGTCAGTCACGACGTGCTCTTCGGCAAGCACCCGCGAACGCTCGTGAAGTCGGCCAACGGTACCGGCAAGACGCACTCGGCCGCTCGCTGGGTCATGTGGTGGGTGACCGCCTTCCCGAAGGAGGAGTCCCTCGCGATCCTCACTGCCCCGACCCTGAAGCAGGTGCGTCTCGGCGTGCTGGCCTACCTCAAGGAGTCGTACGGCTACGTCAAGACCAACGCGCAGTCGCACGGCAAGCCCATGCCCTGGCCCGGATGGATCAGCGAGCAGGACGAGTGGCGCTACTCCACCCTTGGCGGAAACCAGACCCTCGCCGTCGCTCGCGTCCCGGGCGCCTCCGACGCCATCTCGACCTTCCAGGGCCTCCGCAAGACCGGTGGCCGCAACTTCATCTCACTCGACGAGGCCGGCGGTGTCTCGCGCGACATCTTCACCGCGATCGACGCCCTGATGACCTCGGGCGACGCGCGCATGGGTGGCATCGGGAACCCCGACCGCCGCGGCACCGCCTTCTACGACGCATTCACCGACCCCCGCCTGGCCCGCGAGTACCAGCTGCACACCATCTCGGCCTACGACACACCCAACCTCACGGGCGAGGTCGTCTACAAGGACGACCCCGAGAAGGAGCGGATGCTCCGAAACGGCCTCATCTCCGCGCGCTGGGTGTTCGAGCGTGAGCGCATGTGGAAGACCGGCGGTGAGGTCGTCTACGACGAGACCGTCGACGCCGAGCGAAACCTCACCGGGCGCCCCGACGGCCGCTTCAAGGCCAAGGTCGGCGGCCAGTTCCCCGACGAGGACGACCACACCTTCTTCCCCGAGGAGCCGATCACCGCCGCCCGCCACCGCGAGCTCACCGACGAGCAGATTGCGACCTCGCCGATCGTCCTTGGTGTCGACCTCGCCACCATGGGTACCGACGAGACCGTCGTCATGATGAACAAGGGTGGCCGCTGCCGGGTCTTCGACGGCCGCGTGAAGTACGACGATGGCGGGGAGATTCGCGAGACCAGCGGCACCTGGGCCAAGGAGGACGAGCTCTCCAACGCGCGCCGTGTGCACGCCGTCGCGACCTACCTCGGTGCGACCGAGGTCCGCCTGGACGCCGGCGGCATCGGAGCCGGCATCGCGACCAACCTCATGCGCCTGGACGAGTTCGCCGGCAAGCAGTACATGGTCATCCGCGTTGACGGCTCGAAGGCATCGGCCGACAGTGCACGGTGGGCGAACGCCCGTTCCCAGAACCACGACCAGCTGCGTGAGCTCCTCGCCGAGGGAGCCCTCGACATCGACTATGACGACGACGTGCTCAAGGAGCAGCTGCTCGCTGTCACCTACGACCTGAACAAGCGCGGTGCGGTGCAGATCACCCCGAAGAAGGACATGCGCACCGAGATGCACGGCTCGCCTGACCGTCTCGACGCCCTCATCTACGCCGTCATCAACACTGACCCGCTCCTGGACCCGCTCAACCAGCTCGAGCGCGGCGATCGCGTCTTCGTCGACCCATGGGAACTGCTCGCGATGGCGCGCTCTGGCCCCGGCATGCCTTTGTGACCGGTTAGCCCCCGGTTTGCCTCCGTTTCAACCCTAGACTCCGCCGCCATGACGACTTCCGGCTCCATCCTGCTCGAGAGCATGTACAACTCCGCATCTCTCGCGTTCGAGCAGGCGAGCGCCGATCAGAGGCCCGCGATCCTCGAGATGATGGACGGGCTGCGCATGATGCTGCAGCGCGAAGACCAGGGGTACAGCCCGTTCTACGGCGGAACCGACCAGGGCTTCCAACTCGCGATCACGCTCGACCAGCTCAAGGAGTGGGAGAAGGATCTCGCCGAGCTCTCCCTCGGCGCCGCCTGGATGCGCCGCGGCCTCATGCTCCACTGCGGATACATCTGGAACGGAGGCATCCGCTACTCCCCCCTCAGCGAGGGTGGATCCCAGGGCGTCCGCAACGTCAAGAAGTTTTTCGACGACAGGGAGAACCAGCAGAACTTCTTCGGGCCTGACGCCCGGCGCCGCCGGCAGTCGCGGCTGTTCTACTCCGGAATCGTGCTCTACCTCGGCGACGAGCGCACGAAGCGGCTCACCCCGATCCCCCTCCACCAGATCAAGGACCAGATTCTCGCGCCCGACGGAACGGGTGACATCTGGGCATACCGCCGAGAGTGGTCCGAGCGCGATCTGGAGAGCGGGAATGTCGTCGAGAAGAAGGCGTGGATCTTCACACACCGCGCCGTCGGCCACCGCGTAAGGCGGATCCGAGAGGTCGGCGCCGAGGAGACCTGGACCCCCGTCTCCCAGACTGAGCGCATCTTCGACATGCACGCCAATCGCCTCGAAGGCATGGCCTACGGCGTCCCGGACGCCCTCGCCGCCGCGTCCTGGCACAAGGTCGCCAAGAATGCGTTCCTCGACGGCATCACCATGACCCAGGCCCTCGCCTCCTTCGCATTCCAGGTCACCAACCGCAGCGCCAAGGGTGGAGAGAACGCCGCACTGCAGTTCGCGACGCCTCAGGGCGCTGGCCAGACCGTCGTGGGCGCCAGCGAGCTCCGCTCCGTCAACTCCGCCGGCAACAGCTACAACTTCGAGGGCCTCACCCCCGTCCTCGCCATCGTGGCCACATCGCTCGACGTTTCGGTCGTCCACCTCTCGGGATCCCCCGGTGACGCAGGATCCAGCTATTCAGCCGCCGAGACGATGGACCTACCCACGCGGCTCGCCATGGGCGCCCGGCGTGACATGCACATCGAGTTCGACCGACAGGTGCTCGAGTGGATGGGCCAGAAGGACCCCGAGGTGTTCTTCGCGCCGTTCGAGAGCGGCACCGAAACCTACCGCAACATCCAGGCGCTCGTGATCGCCACGCAGGCAGGCGCCTACTCGATCGACCAACTGCGCATGATGATCGACGACCTCCTCGCACTGCCCAACGGCAAGCCCCCCGTCGGCGCCCTGGAGTTCAACAACAAGAAGACCCTGGAGATCCAGGCAAGCATCGCAGCGAAGCACGCACCGAAGCCCGCCGCCAGCGACGACTCAGGCGGGGAGAAGTCATCTGTCGCCTCGCCGGCGCAGGGCCGCGGCAACGGCAGCGGCGGCCAGGACGGCGGCAACGCGTCGAACGACCTGCGCGACAAGGCGGAGCAGTTTCTCGTCTCCGGCGACCTTCGGTCCTAAACCCCCCAAGGACCGAAAATCTCGCCCCTAGACTCCGGCGCCATGCCAACGGACAACACCCCCGCCGGAACCCAGCTGCGCGTGCGCGAAGCCGGGTACCGCCAGGGCACCCGCGCGGTCGTCCCCGAGGGCAGCGGCCAGAAGATCAAGGTGCGCCTCATGGGCTGGGAGCCCGGCACCAAGGTCGTCGAGGGCTCCAGCGCCGACTATCCGGTCGACCGGATCGTCCGCGACTTCCCCGAGTCGTTCCCTGTCGGCACGCGCATGCGCGCCAACCACGACGGATTCTGCGAGGCCGGCGGCGACATCCGCCGCGTCATGGCCAAGACCACCTCCGACCCGTGGGAGGAGGCGGACGGCATGTACGCCTGGGCCGTCGCCCGCGAAGGCGAAGCCAGCGAGTTCCTCCGCCAGTTCGCCGATGTCATCGGCACCTCCGTCTCCGTGGCTGCCGAGGTCGAGATGGAGGCCGCCGTCGACAGCAACGGCAAGCCGATCCTCGACGAGAACAACCAGCCCGTCATGACGCCGCGCCTCAGCGAGCGCGGTGCACAGATCGTCGAGCGATTCCTCCCCATGAGTGAGTCGCCGTACAACGCCGTCGACTTCGTCGAGGCACCCGGCGCCGACGGCGCCATCGTCGCTCTCGCCACCGAGAGCGCCAAGGACCTGGTCGAGAAGACCATGCTCCGCGAGGCGTCCAGCTTCGCAATCGATCTCGCCGGCAAGCGCGAGAAGACTTCCGCGGCAAACCGGCCCGGAACCACCCAACAGGAGGACCACATGGATCCGAAGGTGATCGAGGCAGCCGTTCGCAGCGTGCTCGCCGAGGCACTCGCGCCCATCAACACCTTCCTCGCGGACGAGGGCGCCCGTCGCCAGGCCGAGGCGGAAGCCCAGGCCGGTGCGGACGGAGTGAAGGAGGCCCGCGAGGCCGCCGTCACCGCAGTCGAGGCCGTCAAGGCCGCGAAGCTCCCCGAGTCCGTCGAGGTCGACCTGCTCGCGCAGCTCAAGGAGGGCGCGGACATCAGTAAGGACCTCGCCTTCGCGCAGAAGGTCCTGGAGGCCAAGACCTCCACGAGCGAGTCGACCGACTCGTTCATCACCCACGAGTCGGCCGCCGGCGACGGCGAGTCCTTCTCCCTCGGTCTCGGAGGTAGCCGCTAATGGC